CTAAGATTACTAATGCATGTGGGCTTGCAGTACCAATACCAATATTTAAAGTATCATCATCTATGGTGATTGCAGTATTTGTTCCAACAGCATTTCCTTTACATATTTTAAATTTATCACCATCTCCACCATCCATACCAACAGTCCATGGGGATGTTGACAATGCTAGTGCATCAGTGTCAAATCTTTTAAAAGTCATATAACTATCGCCAGCAGAACTGTGATTGGTAATTAGTATACCAGTGCCAGTAGAACCTTTTCCTCGTATATCAAGAAGCACTTCACCAGAAGTTTTTGCTCCTCCCTGACCAATGGAACCTCTTTTCCCTCCTGCAAACCCTATTGACATTCCTTTTCCTATACTTGCAAATCTTCCAACAAGAATATCTTTATCAAAAGAATATATGCCCTGCTTATTTAATGCTTTATTTTTTCTTGCTGATGTACTTCTATCTTCTATGGGAGCAGTTCTAGCCACCATTTTATTTCCAACTCTTCTTTCTAATGCAGTAAAAGACATTAAGCAACTCTCTTATGTATTTGTCTATATTCAATAGACATATCATTTATTTCAAGAGTTGTAACTTGAGTAGGATTAGTAATTTTAAATTTTATACTTTGACACTCTATTGGAGTGGATGGATAGAACTTTGAAACTGTCCATGCACCACTTGTATCCGTTATATTACCATTTAAAGCAGTGTAAGTTGTTCCTCCATCTGTAGCATAAGAAATTGGAGTAGTTTGAGAACCTGAAGCAGTTCTATAAGTCATATACAAAGAATAAATTTTCTTTTTCAAGCCTTGCTGGCCAAAATCAATATCCTTTGTTCTTATATCTATTCCATTAACTGGAATTCTAAATCTATTAGTTTCGAGTGTTCCGCTAATAGAATTTGTATTATTAAATCTAAAAAAATTTGCTTCTGGTGATAGAACAGTGCCGAAAAGAGAATAAAAAAGAATATTAAAATTCAGATTGGCTCCTTCAGAAGCGCTGAAATTAATTCTTCCTGTGTGGGAAGTGGTATTTTCTGGAACAAAAACATTTCCATTCGCAAAATACATACCTTCGGTATAGGTACCTGCTCCACCAATAACTTGATACTGAGTATCAGGTTGAGCAGTTTCTTTTATATATGTAGTGAAGCCAAATTGACCTGGCAGAGCATATATCCATGGGTTAAAATGATATGTTACTCCTGCGCCTAAATCTGTTGGAAAGACATAATCAATAGTGCAAGATTGCCAACCTTCTCCAGATTCATTTACTACAGACAAACCCAGTGCACCTGCTTCACTCACGTAAGAAGCCACTGGACTTCCACTAGCAGAAGCGGTTAGTGTATATCCATCTACTGTTCCATCAGTATTAACATGCCCATCTGTTCCATCATTTTCAGGTCCTTGCAAGGAGAAGCCATAATTTGTAACAATTTCCTCTTGTGCCCCCGAAGATAATTTACGTGATCCAAAGACTATCTCGCCAAGATCATCTATAATAAAATTTGTTATTTCATTAAAAACATCTTCAAAAATAATAGAATTAACATCCGAACTAGTCCATGTTTTACTACTGAAATCATATATATATTGTAAGCCTGTACCATTAACTAAATTTTCTACAACTAAAAACTGTTTACGCTTACGAATATATGAAACACCTATGTTTCCAGAATCAGCAATCCAATTATCAGGCGATATTTTGTTTCTTGATATATTATTTATATCAGATCCAAGCGTTATATCCTCAGTTGTGGTGGTTCTAACGTCACCTCCAGTATACACATATGCTCCATTACCATTTGCCCACATAATTCCATCTTCTGTTTCTACCGTTTGGCATGGTTTTTTAACGCCTATTCCTTTGTGTTGTGACTCAAGAAACCATTCTCTTGGGTCTTGTGCTGCTATATTAATTATATAAAGTGTATTAGTTTTAAATGCTAGTAATCTATCTGCATATCCAACAAGTGTAGTGTATTCTTCTGCATCTCCCCTTACAACATCTATATAATGAGTAGTCCTTGGAAAACTGTCAAACCTATTCACTGCTGAATAATATATTCTATCTCTTTCTCTAAATAAACTTCCTGATGCTATTCCAGATGATTCATTTTTATAAAGCTGAGTATTTGCTATGAAACATCTTCTGTTAACAATTGTAGAGGTTTTATATCCTTCACTCACGTTACTTGGATAGCCATTAGTATAATTATCTGTTTTATCACATCCTATGGATATTCTTGGTTCGCCTGCGGTCCACTCATTTAAGAAATAATAAGATTCAATATTAAGAAAAGTAGAAAATATTGGTGTATCTGGCTTATTAGCACTAACTGGAACATAAGGTGTAGAAGCCCAAGCATCTTCTGTCCCATCTCCTCCTCCTCCCACTTCATACCATGGTGTATTTGGATACACATCATTAAGAGATGCTCTGCATCCTTTCTCAAAATCTATATCAACAAGCAGTACCCATTCATCGTTTGATTGATATTTTCTAAAATAAATTCTTCCGCCTGTAATTCTTGGATTATATCCAGTTTTTACACCAACAGCCAATTGTAATGAGGAATCGTCTCCTGGATTGGTGCTGGCAGTACCAACTCGTAATACTGCAATATTTCCTGACTTAAAAATTAACGATTCCTGTATTTCATCATAAATAAATGAAGATGCAAATTCATAGTTAACGGTTCCATCATCAGCCTCAACAAGACTAAAATCATGATTTCCTCCTGCGTCAGATGCAATATATAAATCAAAACCAGCACCTGCAGTTGCATCATCAACTGTGGTAGCAGCGAATTGTCCTGTTGACACGTCAAAAGAAGTAGGCGCTTTTATATCGTTATCTAAGAAATACCATCCGTTAAAATAATAATCTGTTGTGCTGGATGAATTAAGAAAATAATTTTTCTTCTGTATAAAACCAAACCACTTATTTTTTGACAATGGTGTGTTTTCATAATCTGCATTGGATATTCTTAATCCTTCGTCTGCTATATGATATACAGTTTTAAACGTTGGCTCTACTGCTCCTTCTGTAGTCATTTTCCCTATTGATGTCCAAGAATTGTCAGACAAAGGCGCTTTTGCATTTAAATATTCAAGACCATCAGAAATCATATACCAGATGGTTTCACCCTCAAATTCATTACCAGATTCATGGGAAAAAATTCCACTGCCTGCATAAGTACCAGCAGTTGCAGAAGAAGCTGTACCTCCACCATAACTTGATTCAAATCTAAAAAGTCCATATCCAGGAACTATTGTTCCAAGGACTCCAACAATAGTGTGTTCTATGCTTTTCCCTTGTGATCTTATAATACCATTTACATCGCACATAACATTATTTGCTCTAGATAATTCAGATAAAGATATATCACGAGGATCAAGAGCTGTGTTAAGTCCTCCTTCAAAGGATGGTATATTTAACAGTTGTTTAGGCATTATTTTCTAAGTTCAAAGTGTGGAAAGTCATCAAATTTATTGTCATTCACTTCCCAATCCTGATCCCAATCTCCTCCCCAGCGAAGATTGATTCCCATAGACTTTGCTATTCCAAGTACAAAACCAGCAAATAGATGAAACCTTTCACGATCATTCCAATCAATAGGATAAGGCACAACATCGCAAGCACGAGAGGGAAGTTCATTGTGACGACCAAGGGGATATTGAAGGCGTGTCTTACCTTCTTTATAATATTTGTTTTGCTTAGCTTTATCCCTATGACCTTCAAGTACAGCACAATCCACCGTTTTGATAACTTCATTGAAAACCTTTTTTAATCTCTCGTCACAGCTATGTAATGCATTGCGAGACCTTGTTCCAAACCTAGGCATTAAACGCTCGCTATAAACATTTCTATATCAACAGTAGAAGCTTCTGCATCAGCCTGAATAGTTGTCAAACTTCCAAAAGCTGTATGAGAAGCAGAATCAGCATTTTGAGTTGCATTAAAAATAAGTTCCATACCAGTGGAATTATCACCACACAACATAAAAGATTGTCCTGCATCAAGCTTAACAGAAAATTCATCATTATCATCATTCGTGAATGTAAAGCAAACAAAATAAGTGTCATCTTTATTAGTGAATCTTATATATCTTACATTGCCATCATTCCAATGTCCAGCTGAAGCAACAGCTCCACTAAATGTAGCTATTGTAGCTTCATTAGTTGTAATAGTTAATATCCTCTTACTTATCTCATTGATTGAAGCAAAAGTTTTAGTAATAGTTCCACCTTGTTGGGTTCCATTTAAAAGAATGTTTTCTGTTATAGATACTGTAAGATTTGCAGCAGTTACTGTACTTGCCATTAGTTATCGCTCCTCATCCCATCGCAGAATTTACTTATTCCATTGGCAACAATATTATCAATTGCATCAATTATATAAGGCTCTATTGTTTTATTCCAAAATTTCTTAGTCCATTTCCATTTGGACATTCCAAGAGTACAAGTAACTCCAAGCCCATACATGAACGAACCGAATTTTGCTCTAAGTGTTGCATTTGGAATCTTCTTTAGTGTCCATGCAATTACTACTGCACCGATACCGCCTGCTGCATATCCAGCTGCAGCTCCACCTAGTTTTGCTACTATCCACTCCATTATATTACTCCTATTGCTATTGTTATTATTATTACTAGTAATGCCATACCGCCAGTAATCCAACTTTTCCAGATCTCAAGGCTGGATGTACGACTGTTGAGTTTGCAGAGTTCATTTTCACTTCTTTCCACAATAGTTTCAATTCTCACTATTCTGCTTTTTAAATCTTCTCTGTATTCAGTTACTTCTTGATGGTTCATTAACCTTTCCTTTCAAAGTATATGTTCTACACCAAGTAAAAAAAGGTACTGAAACAGTAACATTTTTCCTGCTGTAAGGAAGAATTATTTTAATTGATTTCTTTTTAGCCATTATTATGTCATATTAGTTGGAACGATAGCTCTTGAACCACCAGTTTTATCACGTTTTTTCATTCCATATTTTCTAATAGCATCATTCCATCTCTTTTCATGCATTTGCATTATGCCCATTGCATTTGGATCTCTAGATGCTTGATCCATAAATAAACAATACTTCACATAATCAACTATTGCCACATGAAGAGAATTATCTAAATCTGGTATTTCTTCAATGCTTTGAACTGCTTCTGGTTCTGAATTGTAATGGATAAGTATTCCATCTGTTACAGCTTCTCCTATTGCTTTCCATTTCTTTCGCCAGTTTGATGTTGAATTCACAGTTCCTGTACTATCAAGCTTTGTTACTATTGCAAGCTTATTACCTTCAATAAACCATACAACATTTTGATCTGGATATTTTATATTACTTGCCATTATTAATCCTATGAGTTAAATGTACTAGAAGAACTTCCACCTGTTGGAGTATCAAGTATTGATTCATCTAAATCTGACATTGTTACATTCTTATCTAATAATCTTGGAATTCTTATGTAGTCTCCTTCATTATCCATAAAGTCTATTCTGAATACTTTATTTAAATCAAGTTTATTACCGCTTGAATCTTTGGCCAGATCTGATAAATCGTACCACATCTGATCTGCAACTGTAGTAATTTTAGCATACTCAGTTTTAGAGTTATACATTCCAACCTCTACTAAAGCATCATTTATTAAATTAATTACATAGTTTTCAGGTACGTTCGGGAAAACCTGTCTAACTCTACTTAAAATCTGTTTCACTGTTATCGAACGAGTAGCCATTACCTAGCACCTCCTTGTTGTTGTTGAGGCATAGAAGGTCTTCCAGTCGCTATTCCTTCTAAAGCTTTTTGATAGTCGCCTTTTAATCCAGTAACAATTGGACCTGTTAATTCTAAATCTTGATCGTGTGCAAACATATATTCTGCAGCTTTTATAGATGCACCGAGTATTACAGCTCTTTCTGCTTCATCTGGGAATACTGCTATTGTAGTGCCATTGTATGCAACAGAAGGATATTGTACTTCTGAATACTTACAAGAGCCACCAACTGGCAATACGTCTATAGTATTGTTTTCGATAAAGTATACTGGGTCAGTGATAGTAGCCTTGTTCATATCAGAAGGATCGCTATATCTTCCCTTTTGTTCAGGATTTATTTCTCTGCATGGCTGGTCTACTTCTCCATCGTTTCTAAATACTGTCAAGACTTTACCAGTGTTTAATGTATCTGCAGTTCCAGATGTAAATGTTTGTTGACTGGCACATAGATTTAATAATCTTGGAGGCAAAACA